CCGTATGTCTTGCAGAAGAAGGTGCGTAGTCAAAAAGGGAAAACAAATTGGATGGCTCGAGAAGAGTGGGAGTTTGACACTGATGAGGCCAAACGCCTCAGAGAGGATGTTGAGAAGATGGAGAGAGACTGTGCAAATAGTCGCCCCATTGATGTGGTTTGGATTGACACTCTGAAAGATGAGAGGAGGCCTTTGGAAAAGGCCGATCAAGGTAACACCAGGATCATCTCAAATGGTCCAATGCATTTTAATATTCTTTTCCGTATGTATTTTATGTCCGCTTTAGCTTTTTTGCGTCATAATCGTGTCTTCAATGGTATTGCTGTCGGTATAAACGTGTGGGATCGTGAGTGGGATCACCTTGCCAGGTGGCTTCAAGCCAATTCTACGCGCTTTATCGATGGCGATTTTAAAAATTTCGATGGGACTCTTATGGATCAATTTATGTGGAAAATTTTTTGGATTCTCGATTCTATGTATGATGATGCGTGCCATACGATCAGGTACAATTTGTGGTACCAAGTCGTGTATGCGATACGCGTGTGTAGAGGAACTGTTTATCAATGTACGCACTCTCTCCCCTCTGGTTTTGTCGCGACTGCTGAAGTGAATTCCCTCTTTGTTAATCTTGTGTTTCGCTGTGCCTACTTGATCCTTGCTGGTGTGAAATGTCCTGAAGAGCGTTCAATGAGATCTTTTAATGAGAACGTTAGAATGGTGGCATATGGAGACGATAATGTGCTGTCTATTAAACCGAAAATCATCTCTTGGTTTAATATGGAGTCTCTCGTGAGTGTGATGAAGACTTTTGGTATGGAGTACACTGCCGCAGACAAAAGTAGTGTAATTGTGAATAATAAATCCCTGTCCGAAATCTCGTTCTTGAAGAGAGGATTCAAGCGAGTCGACAGTTTGTTTGGCGACACTAGTGTGTTTTTGTGTCCCGCCGAACTGTCAACCCGGTTGGAAATGCTCAATTGGACGAGGAAAAGACCTTTCGATTCTAACCCCGAAGAAAGTGATGTGGTCTCCGAAGTCATCAAGGAGATCGCGATGCACGGAAAGGCCGTGTATGATGAGTATGTCCCCCAAATTGTCGATGCCGCTCACAAGGCTGGTGTCACTGGATTCAGAGATGAGGGACTTTTCCATTACCATCATCAAATAATCTCTGGATCAAAATAGCCTACCCCCTCGATGTGATCTTGCCTAACATATACAAATTATTGGTGTAAATAAAATGTTTAGTACTGCTATTAAGGGACGGCGTGTGGATATTTATCCTTACCTCCTAGGATCACGCGGAG